TGGCACGGCCCTTCCGAGGTTCTTGGGGTAGTCGATCCGGCTCTCGGGAAACGTCTCGTAGTGCGCGACGTGGATGTCCACGTAGCCCTGCACGTCGGTCACCTGGGTGACCGTGCGGTTCCGATGGAAGACCAGGCGCAGCGCCTCGCGGAACGTCAGCGACTTCTCCAGGGTGGCGTGACCTTCGAACCACTCCTTACGGTCCTCGGTCAGAATCTTCTCGGCGAGTACGTAGGTGAATAGCTGCGCAGTGAGGTCTTCGGTCAGCGGGTCGAGCCACACCCTGGGCTCGACGTGTCGCAGCATCTGCCCGGACATGATCTCCTGCGACGCACATGTCAGCCACTCTAGGACCAGCTCTTCGGTGCTCACGGTTTCTTTCTCCGGGGACCTCATAGGACCTCGTGCTCCTCGACAGTCCAGCTTCCGCGATTGTCAGGCCACTGACCGGGGAGATTGCCCACCGGATTTTCAGCAGCCCTAGCCTCAGCATCACTCTTCCTGTGAAACAGCCCGATCAGCTCGTCGTACTCGAATTCATGCTCCCAGACGGCGTAGACGGTCATACACTCACCACCTTGAAGGGACCCTGCACGGAGCCCACAAGGGCCTCTGCCGCCTCAAGGGCGACCCGGAGTCTCTCCTCCGGTTGCCCTACGCCCCGAAGCGCGTAGAGCGCTCCTTCGGCGTGCGCGCCGCCTGAGCCGATGGTGTAGAAACCCTGTAGGGCACGACCGACTTGGAAGTCCTCGTGGACCATGTAGAGCCGGCCGCGCCAGCCCACCAGAAACGAGCCACCCCGCTCGACGCCATTCTCTAGCTTGGCGAAGCCGCCGTCTTTGAGCGTCTCGCGCACCTCGTCGATGAACACGGTGGACATGAACTCCAGCTCGGCGACTGGGTCACTATCAACCTCGTGCCGCTCAGGCGGGAGCTTCAGCTTGTATCGCAGGAGTTGCCCCATGCGAAAGGAGCTGGTGAAGCCAAACGCGAAATCGTTGTTCGTCCACACCTTCTCGTCGGCGCGGATGGTCAGGTAGTAGCCATCCGACCCGGCAGAGTCCCCGCCAATCCAGACCTTGCCATCGTACTCAATGCCGGCGATGCAGGTCATCGTCCCTCCAGAGGTAACCGCAGCGCGATCTCGCGAGCACGGCGTTCCCAGTCGGTTTCGAGGGGAGCCCATTCGCCGCCACAGTCGAAGCAGATCGCCACACCGGCACGAGCACCGGACGTCCACATACCCTCGTGCTCACACGGCCCCCGCGGCTGCCTGCGGCAGTATGTCTCGATCGGCGGTGGTATCGGAGGGTCCGGCGGACAGTAACCTGTCACAACAAGGCGGATCTCCGTCGTCATCGGTCGTTCCCCCGGAGGGCGCGCTTGACGCCCTCAGCAACGGCGTCTATGAGGCGCGGCCGGGCAGCAACCCAACCCGGAACGTGTACGCCGATCACGCCGTCGTCATCTTCGGTAACGCGAAGGCCCATCAGCCGCGCCAGCGCCCGGTCGAACATCACTCGCGGGGGACGGGCCAGCCGGCCTCGATTCCCTGCCGTATTGAGGGGGTCGGACAGGGTCATCATCCGTGTCCCATCGTCTCGGGGTCGACACGCTCGCCATCTTGGCGTTCGCGGATCGGTCCAAATACGTAGTCGAGGTGCTCGGTCCTGACGCCGGCAGACGCGCAAATGGCACGGTCCCGCTCGCAAGCACCGTCGCCGTAGGCTGCGTCGTAGGCTTCCCGGCGAGATGGCGTCGCGTAGATTCCCGAGATCCGCCTGTCGAGCCGGAGCTGATAATCCCGTTCTAAGCCTCTGAGTACGCTCAGCTCCAGCCCACCTATAGGATCGGCCTGAATTGGCCACACGCGCCTCAGGAACCACCGCAGACGGGCAAATCGAGGCTTACGGTAGAGACCACAGACCCAGGGCGGGACGTCGAATCTTCGGAAGACCTTGGTCGTGTAAGTTTCGGTCGTGTAGTTCATCGTTTGTCCGTCCATGAACAGGTGAAGACACGGCCGTAGGGGAGCCGGAGCATCGCGAGGTATCGGCGGCGTCGGAGTACCTCCAGGTTGGCCCAGCCGCCAACGCCGGGGCGAGTCACGTCCAGTCCGAGTGGGCCGATCCTCATTGTGACTTCACGCTCGCTTCCCTGACCTTCCGATCTTCCTCGGCGACCCGTTCGATGAGGGCCTGGAGCCGCTCGCAGAGAGACTCCCGGAGGATGGACCCGGGAGGGTTTTCCTTCGACCAGCGTGCCTCTGGAAGGGGGGTCATGCGGTGACCGTGCCAATCGGGGTGTGGGAGGCGACGTAGCAAAGCGCGCGTTCTAGGCTCTCGGGAGAATCACCGAGCTGGCCGAGGCCGGCGTTGCAGGAAAAGCAGAGCAGTCCGCGGATCTCCCCGGTGTCGTGGTCGTGGTCTACTTGTAGGGAGCCCCAGCGGCCGGCTTTAGGCGGTCTACCGCAGATCGCGCAGATGCCACCCTGTCCGTCCCAGATCACATTGTAGTCGGCCGTCGTGATCCCGTAGCGTTTCTGGAGGGTGTACGCGGCAGCTCTTTGGAGGTAACGAGTGCGCGCCTCGATGTTCGCATCGCGTTTGGCCTGATACCGCTCGGTTCTGGTGCGAGCCTCCTCAGGTGAGCGTTCCCTACAGATTTTCGCGTTAGTCCTCTTACAGGGCTTGCACCAGGGATAGAGACCGTCCCTACGGCTCCGGTCCCGCCCGAACTCGGAGCGGGGTTTCGTCGTCTGACAGCGGGTGCAGTGCTTGATGGACATCAGACCACCGGGACCCCAGTGTTGGACCGGGCCATCGCTATCTGCCGGCCCGGCTTGGCGACGCGCAGCACAGCCCACTCCGGTGTCGGCAGGCTGTGAATCCCCTCGGTTCCTCTGTGGTGAAGCCGGCAAAGAGGCTCCAGCGAGTTGACCTGCTCGCCGTGCTCGTTGACTGCGGGCACCCCCTCGACGAATTCCTGGAACTGCTCGTCCGTCAGGTGCAGCCCGTACGCGGCATTCAGCCTATCTACCGACACGTCGTTGATGTGGGCGAACTCGACGACGCTATGGTGCAGCTCCACCGGTCCCTCGTGGTAGTCGCTGTCCACCACGCACTTGAGCAGACCCGCCTTCTTGAGACGCGCTTTGGCCTCGCGGAAGAAATGATAGTTCGGATCATTCTCCCGGGGTTCGTGGGCAGGCCACCTCTCAATGAACCGGATCGTCACGAGCTGTTCATGGGTCTCAGTCATGGTGAACGTAGTCCTCGAAGCCGCGATCGTGGATGAGCGCTTCCATCGCGTCGAGCATGTCCGACTTGGTGATCGCCGCCTCGGTGATCGGGTGCATCGGTCCGGGAGTCCTGTCCACGTAGTGTTCGGGGTCATCCTCGGCGATGACTGTGAGGATCGGTCCGTGCGAGCGCTCCTGCCGCTGGATGCTCCTGTGAGAGCCCTCCCAGTCGAGCTTGTGTAGAAGTGACTGGAGATTCCGTCGGGACAATCGGACGACGATCTCGGTAGGCAGGTTATCGCGGATTTCGAGCTTCATCGTTCCTCCACGGGCTTGTACTTTGCTAGCCGTCGCCGTATGCTGTGGTCGCCGGTACGCTCACCTGTCGAGGTGACGCAGTAGTCACCCACCCGCGCCCCGCAGTCCGGACAGGGAAGCTTCCCGGGATCACGGAAGTCTTCATCCACGTCGATAGCGAGCTGGATGGCCAGCTCCGAGAGTTCCAGACTCTCCTCAGCGAACTCCCGGTACCCCTCGGCGGACATCAGTCCACCACCGGAAGGCCATGAAGGAACCGTTCGAGATCCCAGCGATAGACGACGGGTCCGTGCGGGCCGCAGCCGTCCGGCACGTACTTCTGAAACACGTGATCCCAGTAGCGCCCCTCGCACAATGTGACGGTCTGTCCATCCATCCACCTCCCGAAGGAATCGAACTGGTCCTTCAGGATTTCGCGCAACTGGGACTCTGGATAGCCGGATCGGCAGACAGGGCTGGGTAGAGGATGTGTCATAGCTTCGCCGCCAACTCTTCAGGGGCGTGCTTTTGGAGAAACTGGACAGCGTCCCGAACGCGCTTAGCTAGCTCTACACTGCGCTTGTTCCACCCCTGCTCCTCCGAGCGCACATTCCCGGGCTCGTAGTTGCCGTCGTTGTCTATACGGTCCAGGGTGTACCCGTCACCAGGGCATTCGCCTACGTCTTCCAGGAAGGCTCTAAAGTCGGTCCACCTCTCGCACACCGTGATGCCACGGCCGCCGTAATCCTTGTACGCATGAGAACTGGGCCTAGTGAAACCGATCTTGGTACCGGGCGGGATCACAGTCGGTCGACCCATCAGGCGGCCCTCGTGTCCCGCAGGGAGGTGCATGGGCGCCCGTTACGGGTCGTCGCCGCAGCCGCCACGTGAATGGGGCGGGTAGGAGTCGCCCCCGGCTGCCGGTTTACCACGAGCCCGCGACGACGGTGATCACCCGTGCGGAGCTGCGGCCCATGAAAGTTCATGCTGTCTCCAAGGGATCGTCGTACCGCTGATCCTTCCAGCCGTGCTCGGCCACCGGGCGACACATCGACTCGGGCAGAACGATCATGCTGATCGGCGGTATTGGCTCGGAGAACATCGCCAGCTCGATCCGTCCGCCCTCAGCGATCACGCGACGGTCTTTGTCGTCTAGCTCGTAGACGACCCGGATCTGGCCGGGCGCAATGCGCTGGCACCAGAGATCCCCTATACCCGGAGCCGGCCCGCGGTAGATCACGTCGCTGCCCTTGTGACGTACCGGCCTCATGCCGTCCTCACGTTGTGGACTACGGGCGGTTTGCGATCTCGGCGGTCGTCGAAGTAGATCCGACTGTCCTCCGTGATACCGTGCTTCGCGCTGATGAGGAGGACTCTTTGCTGCGGCCTCGAAGCAGCAACGATGTGCTTGGAAAGGTTGTTCCCGCCGACCCAGTCGCCGGATACGAAAAACTCACCACCACTACCATTCGGAATGGAGGCAGGTTGATGATGATGCCCGAGCAGACAATAGTCGTAGACCGTTTCCGCCAGGCGCATCGCGCGCCCGTCAAAGCGCACGAGACCGTAGAAGGGAATGCTCATCTGGCCCTTGATCTCGTCGCCGTGGATCACAAGGAACTTGTGCCCGAGCGTCTCGAACAGGAGCGCCCCGGCCGCCTCGTTCACCCGGAGGTCTATCGCGTGCTCGCGAAGCGCGTCGAAGATCAACTCGGTGACCAGCCAGTCCCACGAGTAGTCGGCAGGGATGGCGCCGGCACGCTTGCCGCCGACCTTGCCGTGGTTACCGGGGACTCCGTACAGGGCCACCCGCTGGACGTCGAGGTCCTTGTGCGCGAACTCGATCAGATACCCCAGAGCCGAGCCCAGCTTCACGCGGAGGTCAAGTACCTGTCGGATCGGGTGCTTTTCCAGCTGCCACGCCTGGCCGGCAAAGATCTGGTCTCCCTCCACGAGATCCCCGCCAAGCACGATATGCAGCTCCGTGAACTGCGTGGTCGCCGCCCGATCCGCGAGGAGGGCGGACACCTTCTCGACGTAAGCCGCGAGGCGTGCGTCGAATATCCCCTCGTCGAAAGCGCCGCGCCCGAGAGCGACATCCTCGTGGCTGACGTGCTGTCCATACTGAAGGTCGAAGATTGGCAGGACGACGGAACGCTCGGGGCGCTTCGCCAGGTTCTTCACGCGCGAATCGCGCTTGCGGTAGCTCGGCGTCTTCACCGGCACGCGCGCCGCCTCGACCATCTCGCTCACCCACTCCTGCCGCTTCCCGAGCAGCTCGACGAGCTTCTTGTGATCGCGGCGTAGCTCCCGCAGCTCGGCGTCCTTCGACGCGAGGGTGAACTGGAGAGACTGGTCCCGCTCCCCGTAGAACAGAGCCGCCAGCTCTGGGTCCTTCTTGGCCCAGCCCCGGAGCGTCGTCTCGCCCCAGCCCAGGGCGTCGGCCGTCTGCCGTATGGAGCCGGCGTTCGCGTAAGCCTCCGCAATCACGTCGTTGGATGGCCTGGTCACGGTCCTCCTCGGATTGGTCGCCATGCCGGGAAAGTTAGACGCCCGACCCACACTCTCTGTTCGTTTGGGTTCCACGGGATCGAAAGCTAGACCCCCGACCGACACCCCTTGCTCGTTTCGGTTCGTAGCCACAAGATCAAAGCTAGGTGGGCGGGCGACGCACCTTGCTCGTTTGGGGTTCTCGGGCACATCCTCAAACTTAGGCGCGAAGGCGAAACCCGCTTACGACGCCCGGCTGCTAGATCTACGCGTTAGAGCGGGTACAGAGCTAGCCGGACACTCACGACGCCCTACGGAGCATCCAGAGAAGCAGTGGGATGTCGCGCTTGCTCCTATTGCACGGGCGACAGGCACTCGTGAGGTTGGCCCATTCGGTTATCCCGCCGCGGGCCACCGGCTCGATGTGATCGACCTGCTCGTGTGGAGCGCCGCAGTAGGCGCAGGGGTCGTGTTCGAGAAGTGCCACAGGGCGCGGCCGTCCGTTAGCTCGCGCGACGGATACACCAGAAGTCCGAACTCAATTCCGGGTTCCACAGCCAGCGCGCGTCCGACCAGTAGTAACCGTCTTCCCCCCAACCTGTGCCCCAGCTATTCCGTTCCTCGAACACGGGGACCTTGAAACGCGTGAGCGAGAAATCCCAGCCGACCGTCACGGTGCAGTGCCCGCCGATGAATCCTTCGCTTGGTGTCGGCAGGGGCAGCGGTTCGGTCTCCGGATTCCATGACGGGCTCTCGAAGCGTTCGGGTACGGCGAAGCCCTTGACGATCGGATAGCCATTGAACAGCGCGGTGCGCAGCGGGGCGCCGGGGGAGATCGGGTTGATCCGCTGGTAGACGATCGCCTCGTGGTGCTTCGCGTCCGCATACGCCACGGCCGGGGGCCTGACCGCGAACTCCGCAATGTCGTAGGGCCACACGGACTCCGGTGGTGCGCCCTCGCTCGCCACGACCTTGATGCCGTCACGGATCTGGGCGCCCGAGTCTTCGTTGACGGTTCCCTCGATGACACGCTCGCCGTAATAGACGAACAGCCGGGAGAGCATTAGTTCCGCCTCGCCCTGTTTCATGCCCGCCGCCATCAGTACCGCAACGATCCCGTTGGCAGTGCAGGAGCCGAGCGCGAGCTGGTTGAAGATCCTCGGCATCTTCTCCCGCAGCGAGAACTTCGCCGGGAGTTGCACGGCCTTGAGGATCGTCTCGTCGAGGTTGTAACTCCGGTCACGCGGATCGGGCAGATCTGCGATCCATCCGTAGCCCTTGGTGATCCGGGGCCTCACGGCAGGCGGCTCCGGATCGGCAGACCGGCGATCCTCGCCTGCGTGACGGTTTTCCGCTCAAGCTCGATATAAAGCTGGAATGCGAGCGGGATTACCACTGACGCGGTGCTGACGATCAGCTTTTCGAGGTCCGTGTCACAAAACCCGAGAGCCCCAGCGATGCCGGCGACGGCTACCACGAGGCTAATGACGCTGGTCTGTATGGCCGTGAGGTTCACTTGCTTCTCCCTTGCTCGGTAGTGCGCGATATGTGCCTGCTGAAGATCGTGGATGACTCGTTCGGCTGTGTTCATCTCAGCTCGCGGTCAATCACCCGGCCGCGTTTCAGCCAGCGAGCACAGACTCGGTGGTAGCGACCGCGCCCGTGATAGGGAGCTACGCGACAGCGGTGGCGAATCAGATCGGCCCGGAGGAGTTCCCGCTCGGCGAGCAGCCTTCGATTCAGGACGTGCTGTCGTATCGCGGTGATGCCCGTGTCGAGCGAGCAATCGCCGACGAGTCCGTGGCAGTTGAAGTCTTCCGAGAACTGCCAAGCGACGTGTGAGCACACTCCACCGACGCAGCCCGGCGCCGGCCCGTAGGTCGCAACCCAGACAGGTCTCGTGGGGGAGCCCCCAGGCCAGGTCCCCGGAGCGGAGTAGTCAACCTGGGCGTCATTCCCCATGTCACGCGCCACACGGGCGTCGAAGCAAGCCACGAACCCCGCCGGCAGCGGGACCTCCGCATCGGCCACGACAGGCCCAGAGATGCCGCCTACGGCCCTGAGGATCGCTACCGTACGGTCTGCCTGCCCCGTACAGCTTCCGGGCCGCAGGAAGGCGTACGCGGCGTCCCACGCCCCTATCTGACGCAGGCGGCGCGCGTTGCAGGCGGCGGAACGGTCCTGGAGTCCCGTGCCGGCTTCATAGACGCGGAAGGTGACGCCAGGGATACCCTCTTGCCATCTGGGGCAACCCTGGTATTCGCTGACGTCCGGCAGTAGTGCCCCGCGCGGGGCGTTCAAGCTACCCCCAACGCGGTGGGGGATACAGATCCCCATGACACCGTTCCCGGGCGCTGGGTTACAGGGCGACGAGGTGGACGGACTGCGAGAGGGCGAGGCGCCGCAACCGGCAATAGCCACCGCGCAGGCGGCGAGGATCATCCGTCTCACTGTTTCCTCCTAGATCAGTACGCCGGCCAAGAGACTCGCCCCGACCGCCAGCACAGCTCCAACACCGACGATGCCGAACGTCTGTGTGTAACTCTTGAGCGCCCCGTAGGGACGAGCCTCCGCGATCAGCGCCGCGCAGAGCACGGTGATGACAATCGCGCCGATCCATGCCGCGAGACCGCTCAGGGCAAAGAAGGGGATCGCGGGCGCGATCGAGTACGTCAGCGTGGCGAGAGCCATCACGGTCGCCCTGCGCAGGCTGCCGCTGAAGTCCGACAGGTACTCAGATCCGCCCATGCTCCAGGCCGCTCCCACCGCGTAGGCCACCGATGCGATGACAAGCGCCTGGTAGTCGCCCTTAGCAGCGAGCACCACGATCGCCCCGAGCGCAGAGGTCAGACCGTCAGCGCCGCCGAAGATCGCCTGCTTGAGGTCGTCGCGAGTCATGACTGCACACTGAGTTCGCTGGGAAGCCGGGCGCCCTTAGAGATATTGCAGGCTGGGTGGGCAGGCTGAACGTTGATATACCCGTGTGGGCCACCCTCCACGAGTGGAATTACATGATCAACATGAAACTCCTCGTGAGAGATGAACTCACCACATATTGCCACAGCGCCCACCGTGCATCTCGTAGACCAGATTGGGGTCTACATCCTCGATGAACTGGTCGCGCTTGCGGGCACGGTATCTCCCAAGGGTCACGCGCCCCTCGGCGCGAGCGCACGCCTCTTACGAGACGCGAGCCGACTCGTTTCACGGGCTCGCTCCGGGTCGGCTGCCCTTTGTCTTTGTTTACCCAGTCGTCCGATCTCTCGCCATCGCTCAGGATTGGCCGCGACCCAACGACGGCACTGCGCCTGCATCGCTGCCGAATCTTCGAGATGGCGGCGGCGTTTACTCGCTTTGACCTGCGCGCGGCGCTCCGGATCTTCGCGATAGCGCTTCCGATCACAGTCCTTACAGTGAGACTGCCTGCCGTCTCGGGTTCGGGAATGCCTATAGAAATTAGTGAAGGGCTGGGCGATACCGCATCTACTGCAAGTCTTCATCTTCTTGACTCCCACGGTGACCGACCCTCGCGCACCTCCTGAAGGCGTACTGCTGCAAGCGTGCCGGGAAGCGCGGAGAAGTTGGTCGCTACGTTTGTATACCCGTTGACGAGGAGTGTGTAGAGAATGTCATACTCACCAAAGAAGCTCGAAGCGAGCGCAAAGATGAAGGGCGCCATCACCATCTGCACAATCCAGACGTACGTCAACACAAGATGAAGGCGGTATTGGGTACGTGCGTCCGACGTCAGCGCGTCGAAGACACGTCCGGCGAGACGGTGATGTGCGGCGCTGGAGCGAATGGCGCGTAGCGCTGCGGAGTGGCCACTAGCCTCAGCGTCCGACACTCCGACATAGTCCGAGCTAGCATTGCCATACAGGGTGATCTCGATGAGAGCGAGGATCGAACTGGACGCCCAGACGTGCGGCGCGAGAAAGTACACGAGCGGCATGGCGATCATTACCGCGACGCCCACTGCGGTACCGACCAGGTTGAATTGGTATTGAAATCTCGGGTTACTGTTGAAGTGGCGCAGCAGCCAGATCACCGGGCGTAGCGCGGGTGGTACCTCAGACATGCACCACCGCAATCACCAAGGCCGCGGTCGAGACCACGCTACAGGCGAGCAGCATACGTCTATGGGTGCGCTCTCTACGTGCCTGTTCGTGATCGTGGGTGACCTCGGCCGCCAGGGCGTCCTCGGCCTCCGCGCGTTCGACCTTGTCCACCCGGCGTTCCGTGCCTTCCAATCGGCCATACAGACGCGAAAGATCGGCCTTATCAGCCTTCGTGTCGAGCTTGGCATTGAGACCGGCGAGTCCCGTGTCGACCTTACCCTCCAGCCGGTCGAGCGTCTGGGTTACGAGGTCCCAAACCTGGCCTTCTGTCATTGCCCCTCCCCTTCGTCGGCCCTATAGCTGAACGGCTGACGCCTTTGCAGTCTGGTTGACTTCCCACTGCTGTCCTGCTGGAACAAAGAAGGTCGAGAGCCTATTTGCCGCAACCGCTCCACCTTCCACGATGGCAGCAACGACACCGTTAGGCGTGTCGGCGACCGCTTCGCAACGGAGCCGGAGCGTAGGTATAGGCTTTGGCATCTCGGGACCTCCCAGGGGTTCCGGGCACGCCCCCGGCCGCGCAAACGGCGCGGGGGCCTGATATGATCGTCGTAAGCGTCCTGGAGAGAGACGGCCAGGACGAAACGCACGGAGTAGGGCTCGGACTCCAGAACCGGAGGTCCCATGCCCAAGCTCGCAGCAGGTCTCGCAGTGGTTGTCTCTCTCGCCGTCCCTGCCGTGGTGAGTCATCACTACCTCATCACGAGCACCAGCCAGATCAAGCCGAGCGTGCTACGAACGCTCCGCAGGCCCGTGCCCATCGTTACGGAGACCGTGACGGGGGCAACTGGCCCTCGGGGGCCTGCCGGCGCTCAAGGGGTTACAGGGCCATCTGGCGTCAGCGTCCAGGGACCCGAAGGAAAGCCGGGGCCGCAGGGTGTCGGAACGATCGTGGTGAAGGGTAACCTCGTGAAGCAGCCATGCGGCGCTAAGGAATGCGTCGTCTACATCGAAGAAACGGTGTCCTGCCCCTCCGGTGACATCGCCGAGTCGGGAGGCACCAGCGCCTACAAAATCACCCCGGACGTAGGGTACGAGAAACCCGTCGAGGAATTCGAAGGGCTTGTCCCGGAGCACGTAGCGGGAGGCTGGGACGAACCGGCGACGGGCTGGGAAGTGTCCCGCTTCGCCAAACTGCCCGGCACGTACGGCCTGCCGGGTGAAGAAGCGTGGTACCAGCTTGAGGTCACATGCACGGTGCCGAGTGAAGACTAACGGTGGGTCAGCGCAGCTTGTAGGTCCAGACGAGCCTAGTGACGTTTGTAGCTGTCGCCGACCATTTCTCGCCCGCGTTCAGGTCGAAGCTGATCGTCTGAATAGCGGCGAGCCCTTTTACGTTATTCCCCCACTGGGCGGCCCCTACCTGCACTCCACCGACACTGACGGTCATCGACCCTTCGAGTTCTAGTGCGCCAGCGGCTTCGACCAACACCGACGCGGGCCGGGTGAACGCGGCAGCCGGGAGGGATTCGGCCGAGGCAAAGGCTTTCTGCGCGACGTAGGCAGTTTCTCGCCTCGGTTCCCCGGCGATGATGAACCAGTTTGCGCCGTTGCTCTGAAGGACGACGTGCTGATTGGTGGTCAGGATGATGCCGCTGGCACCTTCCACGAAATCACCGTAGATTTTGGCGACCGTCGTGATTTTGGTTTCCGCGACGGTGGAGAATACGCCAATGATCTGGTTCGCCGTCGCGACGTTTGGCAGCGTTACCGTCTGCGCCGTTTTCGTTAGTTCCCCGAGTTCCCCGGACGCCGCTTCATACGATGCCGCTCGTTTGTTGATGACGAGCACGTGTTCTTTGAACACCGTCGCCAGCCGCGCCGCGAGTTCTTCAATGTCTGTCGCCCCATTTTTCACTTCCCCCGCGCTAGTCGGATACGGGAGTTCGAACGGTGCGGCGGTCGTTTTTTCCGCCATCAGATCCTCCTACGGTTCGCCTTCAACGGATTCGCTCCATTTGAGGCCCGCTTTGACTTCCGACCATTTCTTTCCCGCTTTCACCGCATACCAGGTGTCCAACCGTTCGATCACCGCATACATGATTCCCGCCGGGATCGTCAGGTTGATTTCCTTATACACCGCTTCCCCGACGTGCCCTGCCGGAATCAGGATCGCCAGTTCCCACGCCGAACCCGCCGTCAGACTGGGCGTGGTGCGCTCTAGGATGTAGAACGGGACCGAACCCAGGGCTTTCCTAAGTAGCGCTTCCAGCGATCCCAGCGTTCCTCGCGCCTCGCCGGATTTCGCCAGCAGCACCGCACGCCATTCCGCTTCCGTGCCGCCAGCCGGTAGCGCCGTCCCCAGATAGTTCGCCAGGTACTCCATAGCGTCCTTCGGACACGTCGCCGGGTCAAACAGCGTCCCATACGGGGGCACCCAGCCTGCTTCCCCATCCGAGCCGGATTCTTCCGCCAGCGATGACACCGGTTCGAACATCGCCGCTATCGCTTTCACGTAGCGTTCCAGATCGGTCTCGCCGGACACCAGCGGCCCGGTGTTCCACGGTGCGAGATGCGTCTGGAATCGTTCCCGGAACATGCTAGACCGCCGTGACTTTCACGGTCGCCGCTTCCGTATACGTCAACGGAGCGGGACCCACCAGCGCCAGATCGGCCGTTTTCGACCCCGGCGCTTCCGCGAGCCCGATCGACAACCCGGCGGACCCCGAGGGCACGTACGCAACCCCCGCGACGGCCTCCATCACACCGATCAGCTGGTTGTACCGCAGCAGCCCGAACGCTTCCGTCGCGTTCAACCACGTCTTCCCGCCCACCGCAGCACCGGACGGGTTGCCATAGTTTGCGGGGGACAGGAACGTTTCCAGGGCGACTTTCACGTTTTCCGCGACCGTCGCTTCGGTGTAGCCCGGTAGACAATGCACCTCCGCGGTGATCTGGATTTCGTTGTAGGACGGCGGTTCCACCAGCACTTTGAAGTTGATTTCCCGGTAGGATTCCAGGTATTTCTGGATCGTCGTGCGCAGCGCTATCGCCGCCGCTTCGCCTTCTTCCGCCCTGGTCTTTTTCGGCAGCTTCACGAACACCGTCACATACTTCGGTTCTTCGTATTTGCCGATCACTTCGATTTTGTGTTTCGCTTCCGATTTCAGGGCGGCAGGGGAGATGACCATTTCCGCTGCGGCTTTTTTGCTGACGGCCGTCGTGTTCCGCGGCAGGGTCGCATACGTCGCGTCGCCTTCATAGTGCAGCATCGACCCGGGGTGCTTCTGCGGCAGCGACACCGATTCCAAGCTCACCCCGGTGAACGTCGAAACTTCCGTCAGGGTGGTCGAGCTGTTCGTTTTCGCTTCTATTGTGATCGTTTCCGGGTTGTAGCCATCGATCGCCGTCGCCCGTTCCACTGCGACCCCAGATGATCCGTACAGCGTCATTTCCGCGAAGTTGCTGGCGGTGATCGGCCTCGGTGCCTGCAGCCGCAGGATCGAGGTCAGCCGCGCCATGTATTCTTCGTCCGTTTCCTGGTTCACTCCGCCCGAGGTTTCCCCGCTGAACGCGACTTCTTTGACATAGTTCAGACTGTTCACGAGCGACAGGCCGGAGCTGATGCCGTTGTATTCCGTGCCGCGTTCCACTGCGACGATCTCCACCGTCACCGTCGCCTGTTCCGAGATGGTCGTGACGTTCGATTCGACCTGGAACGCGAGGCCCGCAGCTTCGAGCTGCAGTCCCGCTTCGATCGTCCGCACCGGGTATTTCCCACCTTCGGGCAGCTGTGTCCACGTCGTAGCGGCTTTCGCGAACGCCCCTTCGTTATACAGCAGTCCGAACGCTTCAACCCCATATTTCCGGAACGCCGCATCCAGCAGTGTCGAGGCCACGACCGCCGCATCTGCCGCCATCGTGGAGATGACACCGAGGATGATGATCTCCAGATCGGCTTCCGAGGGCTTGTAGTTTTCCACGCCCCTGGCGACCATTTCCGCTTCGAGCTTTTCGATGGCGGTGTCGAGCAGCTGCGCCGCTTCAGTGGCGACTTCCACTTTGATGTATTCCGCCATCGGTCACCCTATTTCGATCGTGACGCGCCGTGCTGCGACGTACGCTTCTTCCGCTTCGCTGGCGGTCACCGGCACTTCCGCCCAGCGTTCTATCGCCGTCTGTAGGGGCCGAAGGTTCAATGGCAGGCTCGCGAACGTGAGATCCGGTATCCCGAACGGGGGATTGTCTTCGCGTTCCCCTTCGATACAGACACACACGTTGTAGGCACGGTCGCGCCGGTCTGCTTCGCTGTCCTGCACCACCGTGTTTGCCACGCCGCGGGCGTTGAATGCGAATGGGCTGGCGAGATGCACCGGTTCCATGTGGCCTCCTTACGCGCGAGTGATCGTCCCATCGTCGGCGACGCTGTCCTGCGGGGTCATCTGGTATTTGGGGTTTATCTGGTCACGCCAGAAGGCCCACGCCCCATCCAGTTCGCTTGACGCCTGGTGGATCTCTTCTGCGGCCCGTTGGAGCGCATCGCGGCGGGCGACGAGCTGCTGCCGCGCTTTCAGATCGACATCAGAGAGCCGGCGGGGAAGAGGCTTGACCCCCGGCGATGCTTTCCGTGGTGCGCGTGTGCGTTTTTGCGAGATCATGTTACCGCCGGGGGTTGTGGCTTTGGTGGATTGGCGATCTCCGTGAAGCTGACCCCGTAGATAGCTCCCGCTAGAAGCACCGACGGCTCTGCCTCTACTTCGACCTTGTTACTCGTGCCTTCCTGCTCTAGCGTCGCGACCGCCAAGACGTTCTCAATCCGTTCATGTATCCCTTCGCTTTCGAGCTGTGCCTTTGCTTCGGCTTCACCCTTACCTCCCGCGGCGAGTTCCGCGAGTTTCTGGGCGTAGATCGGATTTGCTTCTTCCTGCGCCAATTCGACTATCTGCGTGCAGCGCATCTTGAGTTCTAATGATTGTGCCATTGCTCTCTCTATCCGGTGACGGTGACGAAGAAGACTTCTTTGCCGGCGGGCGTGAATTCGAGTTCGATTTCCGAGAGGCTGATCGCTTTCCAGAGGTAGCCGGTGAAGAGACCTTCGCCCGGCAGTTCTTTGCCTGCTTCTTCGTTCTGCATCCCGACCTGCAGCGCTTTCGTTTCGAGGCCGTGTTTGACTTTGTATGCTTTGGTGCCGAGTTTGGTCGTGATCGCCGCCGTGATCTTCCGGGACACCCCCGCGACACCAAGGACAACCGTGTTTTCGGCACCGCTCGGTTTGGGCGTCGTGGCCGGCAGCACCTTGGACGGTTCGACTGCTTCCGCTTTGATGTAGCTGGCAACAATGGAGGCGCTCGGCAATGTCAGGGTGCCTTCGACAGTCAGGCCACCGTGCGCTGTTGTCAGTTCTTCGATCCTCAGCGTCTTTCCGCCGAGTATGCCTTCGGAGAAGTGCCCTTCCCCTGCCACGTCCAGTGCGTAGCCGGGTTTGCCTACACCGATCCCGACCTTGTAGCCAGCCTTGCCGATTGTGATTGATTCACTCTGTTCAACTTTGGCCTGGTATCCAATGGCTGCCGACTTTGACAGTTTTTCAGAGCAGCTTGCTTCGTACCCCAGCAGGAGCATTTCGTTGGCGATTTTGACACCGCTACCGACGCCGTATCCGATGCTGAGGTTGCCCGACCCTTCGGTCATTGACGACCAGGCGCCTTCGCCGACAAACGTATTCTGGACACCGACCACCAGGCCGCCACCCGCTTTGTAGCCAATCGCGACCGTGCCTTCCACGGCGCGTGCGTTGCCAAGTGAAGATGCTCCTAGTGCGACGTTCTGGAAGGCGGTCGTCAGCAGACTTCCCGCATTCGCCCCCATGAGCAAGTTGTACTTGCCGGTCGTAATGTTTTTTCCGGCGCCGAACCCAAAGAACGTGTTGGTAGACCCCAATGTACAGGAGGCCCCTGCACTAGCCCCAAAGAACGAGTTTTCAGAAGCTCCCGCGCTGGCGAGAAGCGCACGTCCGGCATTGATGCCGACGGACAAGATGTTTTTCGGTGTGACGGGGGTGCGGACTTCCCACGCCGCTACCCCTTTTTCGTTCTGGACGACCATCGCCGCAGTCGAGGGGATCAGGTGTTCGACTGTTATTTCTTCGATAGTGCCGACCCATTTTTCGCTGACGTTCACCGTGAAGACCCGGCCCGCTACGCCCGTGCAGAGTACCTCCTCCTTTTGTTCACCGTAGTTGCTGAGCGCGCCTGATGACCCGCCGCACCACACCTGGTAGAAGGTGCTCGCGCTCGCCGTGTGACTACCCGTTGCCAGCACGATTGTCACTAGATAGAGCGCACCCGCCACGAACGGCCCGACCCCTGCTTCTTCCTGGGCTTTCGTGAAGGCGTAGGACAGCGCGACAGTGTGTCCTGTTTCGTGGTGGGCGTTGACGCCTTCTTCCACCCACCCCGCGCCGAACGACCAGGCGGTGAACACTTCCCAATTGGCGGGCGAGGTTTTCGGCGTGTGGCCTTTGTTGCCCGCTTCCAGACTGATGTAGCGGTAGCCGCCGCTGCCTTCTTCGACTATGGCCCCTTTGCCATACGTCGTCCCGGCGGCGTAGAGGGATACCGCTGTGGTGGACGCACCCTTTGAGATGGCGCCGGATATGAGAGTGGTCCCTAGTTCGGCATCCGGAGAGGCTCCGCGCATCGTCGGCCCACCCTCAAGCAGCGGGCCTCCTTCCAGCGTCTTCTTGCCCGTGATCGTCTGTTCCCCGGCCAGCTTCACGACGCCCGAGATGTTCAGCTTGGATTCTTCGATCCCTGCGCCCGCTGCGATGTAGGCGTTAGTGATTTCACCTTCTGCCAACGATGCGGCTTTGATGGATTTCGCCGGGAGGGTGAGGACGCCTTCGACGGTCAGCCCTCCGTGGGCGGTCGTGAGTTCTTCGACTTTCAGAGTTTTCGATGCGACGAGCGCGCCCTGTGCTTTGAGTTCGCCTTCGAGGGTTGTGCCTTCCTTGACTTTGAGCGTCTTTTCGCCCGTGATAGCTTCTGCGACTTTCAGCGTTTTGACGATGGACACCGCTTCAGCGAGCTTGAATTTGGTCCCCGTGAGTTCTAGGTTTTCGCCAGCGGTGTAGACTATGATTTCCGCGAGCTTTGCCTGGACGGCTACCGACAGCTTCGATTCAGTGACGGCGTGTTCGGCGAGCATCCCTTCCAGGACGCCCGAGGTGGCGATGTAGAATTCGTTTGATTCCGCGCCGCCGAGCGCCAGTCCACCGGAGGCTTTGGCTTTATATTCTTTGCCGCCGCCTCCACCCCCGACGTACGGGCCTTCCCACCAGACCACCGTCGCGACTTCCCGTTCATCGAACGCGACCACGCACGCCGCGCCCTGTTTCGGCAAGCTCGAACCGTGGATCGCCCCCCATTCACACGGCCCGATGGGCACCGTCGAAGAGTGTTCCGGCACGATCACCCACACCGGTTCAGTGAACCCCGACGGGGCAGGATGCGTCGTGGAGACGAACCCGTCCACCACCGACCGCTGCGGCGGGCTGGGCGTCAGGGTCCGTAGGGCTGTCGCAGGATTCGGCATTGCTACCTACTTTGGTTCGAAGAACCCCAGGAAATGTTGCCAGGACGCGCCGAGTTCCCTTGTTTTGCCTTTCAGCATGTTCAACGCGGGGTCCTCCAGTCCGACTGCTTCACCATTCCCGACACACACCACCACGTGTTCCGTGCTCGTCGGGCTAGGTCCGAAAAAGGCGAGACATCCCGGGGTTTCGCTCCCGATCTTCTGCATTCCCGCGATCAGCGTCCCCGTGTTTCCGATCGGGTGATAGTTTTGTCCAGAGGGATCTTTCAGACCAGCGGCCTTGTAGCAAAGCTCCGCGAACGCCGAACAGTCCATATACCTCGGCGACGGTCCGAACAACGTCCCGTTGTTTTCCCGGGCCGGAATCGCCTCTGTGTACTTGTACTTTTCATGTTCCGACCACGCCTTCGAAGCCTGTTCCGACACGGCTTGCAGGGAAGCTCCCACCGTAGGCTGTTCCGCAACCTTCCCTTCTTCGGTTTCTTCGTATGGGAATCCAGGCGGCTCCATGATCAGCTGAGTGAACCGATCTTTCAGGTAGGCACGGGTGGCGTCCGTGATGATCCACCGACCGTTCAACGGCCCCGCTACCAGCACTTCCGCGACCTGTCCCCCTTGGTACACTGCGGGTTCGCAGACGATGTTGGCTTTGATCTCCGACGGCGACTGCGGGCGGCCGATCCGCGAGCGTTTCTGGACTTTCCCCTTCACCTTATGATCTTCGAAGTATTCAAGGGACGTATTGTCGAATGTCGCGTTCAGCGGCACCTGAATCACTCCGGTTTCCGTGACCTTCCGGCCACGGCCATCTTCCCGCACCACCTTGTTTTCCGACGGCTTGGGGTACACATACGCGACGGGACGCTGTTTGAGCATTTCCGGGCCGCTCAGGTAGAACAGAGACCGCCCGTTTGTGAATACTGACCAGTTCACATCCCCCGCCAGCCGCACCATGCAATCCCAGCTGTTCTCGTCCGGATTGGCCGTCGTGCCCCTGGCCACTTCCTGCTGTTTGCTCGCCGCAGCACCGCCCGCCACGGCTTTGACACCACCGTAGGCGGCGATGATGGTTCTGGCCTCAGCTACCCAGGGACCGTAGTTCGCCGCACCGTTCGTCGGTGCGCCCGCACCGGACCCCTGCTCTTCCTGGGCGATCCGGTAGGCCGGATACGTCGGGTGGAGCTTCGCGAGCTGTTGGAAGCCGCCTCGGCCGGTCGCACCGTGCTGGATCGTATAGGACACTTCCTCACTGACATTGCCTATCGTGACGCCCGCGCCTTTCGCGGTCGCCGGTTCGAACTGCAGCAGCCCGCCTTTTTCGGCCCCAAACCGCGACTCCACGATGCACGAGACGACCAGCGCTTCGCAGGCCAGCTGGGAGATCTTCAGGTGCGCCGCGATCCCCATCACTTCGTTGATCAGTTCGATCTGGTTCGGGGTCGCAGCCGCACCCTTCACCGTCACCTTCGAGGCGGCGGTGATCCCCGATTCCTTCACGGCGTTCGCCTTCACCGTCGTTTCGCCTTCCGGTGTCAGGACGGTCTTGCCGGCTTCCTTCGCCGCGGTCAGGCTGTTCTCAAACGCTTCGATGACCTGCAGCTCCTCGCGCAACGCGTCGAGGATTTTGTTTTCCCGCTCCCTCGCGCCTTCCACCGAAGGGATCACGTATTTCACGCCCGCTTCGACGCAGAGTTCCCGGATGAACTCCGCTCTCGTGTTGATCCCCGGCTTTGACCGCTTGGACCCCCAGTATTCCCGGAGCTTATGGACGATGCTGTCCTCGAACGTCAACACCAGGTTCGGCTGCGACAGCTCGTTCGACGGTTCCGCCGCCGCAAGTGTCCATTCCCATTTCGACCCCTGCGGGAATTCGATCTGGATCGCCGGCAGCATCCCTTCCGAGTCGCGTTCGATCAAGGGGCTGGAGATGATCGACCACTCTGGATCAGCCATGTGCAATTTGATAAAGCTGGAGCCCTTCGTCTGGGTCTCGATTTCGATCTCGCTGACGGCTTCCGCGACTTCCTGTTCGGAAGGCCCTTTGCGGCCCTTGACGATCTGGGCGGCGAGGAACGCGGCCTCCTTGGCGACATCCGGGGCGTTAGCCATAGACGTGGCGGATCGCGTCCAGCGGGATCAGCACCCGCGTTCCCGGCTTGAGCTTCTTGTTCGGGTCGGTGCCGATCTTCCGATTGCCTTTGTTGATCTGGATGGTTTCCTTCAGCGCTTCGGTTGTTTCGAACGTCTTGCCGCCCATCACATGGATCAACAGTAGTTTCACGGTGTCGTGAGCCGTGCTGGTGGTATACACCTTCCCCTTGCCTTTCCCCGCAGCTCTCAGCGCCGCGCGTTCCGCAGCCGAGTCGGCCGACGTGCCAGGGGCCGCCACGAGCTGTTTCAGGAACACCGTGGCGAGCTGACGCAACCTCGCACCACCACGATCCCTGAGTGGGTTCGCGTCGAACGTGATTCCCCCGGCTTCCCCGTCGATCACCCACAGTAGGCTCTGGAACTGCACCGGCACCAGCGGGATTTCCTTGCTTTCGTTCGCCGTCCTGATTTTGATCGCCGGGCTGTCACCGAGGGCGTCATGACCGGGAGTGCCGTGGAACGTCCCGCCGGGTTTCGACTGAGCGCCGCTGGGCCTACCGCGTCCACCCATCCATTCGAGTTCCTGAATTTCCCGCTCGATGTTCCGGGCCTGCCGTGCGCCTTCGGTGATCGCCTCGAACCGGATCGGGATCGACAGCTTGATCGGCGGATACCCCTGCAGCACCGTCATCCCCACCCTGAGGGCGCGCGGAAGCGTCATCCATTCCGGCCAACCGCCAGTGACGGTCGGCGCACCTTCACCCGCCAGCACCGTCACCGTATATTCTTCGAGGATCTCGCCACCCTTGTTCTTCCCCGCGAGCGTGCCGAGAAACGTGATGTACTGCGACGGGAGCGGGCCGGTCATGGGTGAGCACCCCTCGCGGCCATCTTCGACGTGTAGTGGGCTGAGGATTCGGCGAGGATACGGGCGGCCTTCGGGTTCCGCGCCACGCCTTCCGCGAAGTGCTTGCCGTCGAGATGCACGTCCACTTTGAGGTGCGCCGCGATCTGGTTGACCGCTTCCGCCGCCACTTCCTTAGCCATCGTCGACGCGCCCGGCCTGCCACCCAGCGCGGCCTCTTCCTGCAGCGCCGCCATCGACAGTTTGCCCTGTTTCTGTCCGTGGAACGGTTCGTATTCGCCTTTACTGTTCTTCCAGATGTGAACCGTCGGGTGCAGGAATTCGTTGATTTCATTGATGTGCTTGTAGGTCTCGTAGATCCCTGCGAGCGCGAGTGCAAGCGGCGCAAGCTCCGGGGCGATCCCGAGAAGCGCCGGCCCCATCCCCGACAGCGCCGTCACAAAACTCGCGACTTTGCTGACGACCATCACCCCGACCAGGCCACCCACGGCGGACTCCACGGCTTTCGTCGGCCCAACGAGTTTTTCAAAGCCCTGCCACAGTTTCGTGCTGAACTTCACGACACCTTCGACATCACGCTCCAGCACCCCCCAGGTGCCGTGTCCGTGCTCCAATTCTTTGATCGTCTTCACAAACCACTTGTCCACTTCCAGGATCACTGGCACCAGCTGCATCCCCAAGGTGAACTTCAGCCCTTCAAACGCCAGATTAGAGCGGGCCGTCTGTACCTGCAGTTCTTCCAAGTTCCCCAGTTTGATCGTCGGGAAGAATTCCTGGGCGGCCTTCGTCATCGCCGTCAGGCCCAACGCCCCGCCCTGCAGCACCGTTGAAAGCGACGTGCCACCGCGGCCGAAGATCTGGGTCTCCAGACGGGTCTTGCGAACCCCGTCCGCCATCCCTTCGAACGCCTTGGTGATCGTTTCCAGCTTCCCCTGTTCCGACAGACCCATGAACTGCGTGAGGTTGATCCTGAGTTCTTTGAACGCGTTGGCCTGTATTCCCAGTAGGCCCGTCGTCACTTTGCCTTTTTCCGCCGCTGTCATCTGTGCCACACCGTAGGTGTGCCACTGACGTTCAGCTGTCTGCAGGTTTTTCGCCAGGAACTTGAAAGCCTTGCCGCCTGCTTCCGCGCCGATCCCCCTTGCCTTCAGGGCGGCCGTGTACCCCAGCGACGCCTGTGCGCCGATGCCGGTGATAGTGTGAAACTTCTCGGTTTCCCCGACGGCTTCCTGCATCCCCGACACGATGTCTTTGATGCCGTACGCGACGCCGCCAAACCCCAGGGCACCGAGCCCTAGGCCGATCATGTTTTTCAGGCCGCCGAAGCTCTTACCGAGTTCTTTGACGCCTTTGTCCAGATGCTGGAACTTTGATTCGGTTTTCGACGACTCCGAGCCGGCGTCCCTCATCGTCTTGACAGCCCCCGAGCTGTCTATGACTAGGGTAACCTTGACTTGGCGGCTATCGGTCATCGCAACACCTTGAAGTCAGATTCTTCGAACGCCTTTGCCACCGCTGCACCCTCAAGCGCTTCGATTTTCTTTGTATTCCGTTCAGCCGCCGGCAGTAGATACGGGTTCATCGACTGCGCCACACCCTGCTTCCAGTTACCCGACTGGCCGGATTTCTCGAAGACGGGGTGACGAAATTCTCCACGTTTTGACGCTGCCGCCGATTTCTGCTTCCCGCGATTCCCCATCTCCAGCAACCCGCCCAACGGCACCTCCGGACCACCGGCCACTACGGACAACCGGGTTTTGGAGATCCGTACCTTGATCGTGTCCGGAACGGTCGTGGAGCCCCGCTGAGTTTTACCGTGGAAATGCACCGGCTGCTTCACGATCACCTTCGCGTCCTCAGCCACCATCTCCCCAGCCAGCCGCAGGGCGCGTTTCAGTTGCTTGTCGGGATTCCAGCCCCGGAAGTCCTTGGTGAGCTTGCGGAGTTCCTTGGTGTCCACCCCGCTCTTACCAAGCTCGGTCGTGACAGCCATGCGCTCACCGTTCCCTTCTTTCTATCAGGGCGCGCTCCACCCGATCAGCGACCGCCTCCACCCACAGCACGTCCTCTGGCTCCCCATCCCAGATCGCCGGAATCATGCTTCCGAGGCCGTTCAACGCACAAAAGGCGGCCAATTCGACGCTGTACGCGAATCGGCCGCCTCTCAGTTTCCCGCGATCTCACCATCCACAGCCTCATCCTCACTCACCTGCAGAGCCGATAGCTGCTCGACATGCGTCATCAACGCCAGCTCTGACGGGAAGATCAGAAACACGCCCTGCCGATCGGTCTCCGCACCGTCCTCCCCGAGAAAGTCCGCGAGATCCTTCCCGAGCTTCTGCTCCAACAGAACCACCTGGCCGTCCACATGCGCATCAACGCCCGTGCAGGAGGCGATAAGAATGTCGGCTGCCGCGTCGAGTTCCTTGCCGGCGATGTTCGGGCCGGTCACCGCCAGTCCGATCTGCCGGCGCTCACGCCACCCCAGCGTCCGGTAGCGCGCCACCAGCTGGCCGCCGTACCCCGGGATGGGAAGCTGATGCTCCACCACCCCGGTGCGCTGTGCTTTCGCGGCACGTAGACGGTCCCTCAGCGAACCCGCCTGCAACACACCCTCCGTTATCGCACCGGCCATCTGGTCTCCTCCGTTTGTTAGTTACTACGCGATTTCGCCGTGTGGCATGACCGTGATCTGCAGTTTCCCCTCTTCCGAGGTGCCCGCTTTATATCCCGGTCGAGTTGGCGTACCGAGAATTCCTGAATAAACGATCGGTTCCGAGCCGGGTATCGGTTTCCTTTCCGCGTTGAGATACTGCACGGTCACTTTGACTTCTGCCTGCCCGGCTGCGTTCCACATTTTCTTGTATGGTCCGATGAGGGCCGCTTCCCAGGGGCGCGTGAGGGTCCCGAGGGTTGGCTTCGGAAATCCGCCAAGCTCCACTAGGGGCTTCATCCCACCGGGGAACGCCTGTGCGCTCTCGGGTGTGTTGTCGAAACCGTCCAGCGAACTCCACGGTTCCTTGTCCCCGAACACCCCCACGATTTCCACGTTGATGAGGGCCTGGTCTGAACGAATAAATGGCATCGAACCCTCCTAGATGCTTTCCGTGATGGGTGCCGAGATGACGACGAGCGACATTGATTCGACATAGGGGGATAGGCGCACCCGGATTTCCGCGTTCAGCTGGCCTTCACTCTCGGTCGTGAGGGTGTTGACGGGTTCGCCGACGTTGACAATGCCGGCTTCCGGCGCGGTAATTCCGAAGATCGCTTTGGCTTCCCATTGGGTTTTCAGCATCGCCATCAGCGACCCCTGGAACGCCGCGAGCAGCTGACCCCGGCCATCTATGGTCTTGAACAGGTAGCCTTCCGCGATTTCTTCCCCAGCCCACACGAGGTGCATCCGCTCACGTGACGCCGAGAACTGGCAGAAGATCTTGTCCGTGGAGCGCGGGAGGGCGGACACGAAGTCGTACAGCACCGGTTTCCCCTGGCGTTCCGCAAAGGGGTTGATCCCGTTTTCCGCGAGCGTCACCATGTTTTCGTTGCTGAACGTGTTGGTGAATCCCGTCACAAACGGGGAGAGTCCCTGACCGGTTCCCGACCACTGCACCCCAGCCGGTGCCGCGGAGTCGTTCCCGGACTTTGCCGCCTGCGCACACAAGCCCGCCGCAACCGCAGACGCCGCAACTGTGCGGGTCGTGCCGAGAGTGATACCCGGGATGATGGCAGAGGATGAGAAGAAGGCCATGTACCCAGCGATGTTGTTCGCATAGGTTTTCTTGTTGGTGATGAGGGTTGCAGCCGTCGCCGAGTCTGCGATGTCACAGAGCGCCACCCGGTTGGTTTTCAGCGCGGATTCACCCATCGCTTTATGGATTTTTTCTTTCGAGGGTTCGCCGGACGTACCCGGGTAGCACAGCTGGCCAGGTCCAAGTGTCTTCGGGAAGAGCGCCGGCCCCGCTTCAGCGTCCGCTTCCGCGATCGTCGGATTCGTACCCGCCTGCGAGGATTTCATTTTTTTGGCGGCGTAGGTTTCGAGCTGAACCGTCGGTTCTGCCGCGTATCCTGCGAGCTGCTTGAATGTCAGCCAGCTCGTGTTGAATTCGGTCAGCGATCCCCACGGCAGCTTTTCCGGCGACGCAAGGTAACCGGTTTCTTCGATGACTTCCCCGGCCGCGTTCTTCAAAATAATGTTCGCGGATTCCGCGGCTTTCTTCACGACTTCCAGCGTCCATTCGTTGATGTAGGTGCCGGCATAGCGAGCTTCCACGCTGATCACTTTTTTGGCCGCGGTGTTCGAGAGTTCATAGCCCGTCGGCTGAGCCTTCACAGTGCTTTTTGCCGCTTCCTGCAGCCGCACCACGTAGCACTGGGCGCCTTCAAGCTGGAAGAACGTTTCCACAGCGTCGTACAGTTTCCCGTTGATGGTCGAGCGTTCCCCGTAAGATTCCTTGAACGCCGCCATACTCTTGACCAGTAGCGGCGTGTAGGGTCCCCATTCGGCTTCACCGATGAAGAACGCGTTGCCAGTGGCGGTGGATGTTCCGGCTGAACCTGCGGTCTCACCGGTCGTGACCTTGATTCCTAGGGGCATAGGCCCTCCTTAGAGCGGCGTGATTACAGGTTCACCGACAACGGTGATCGTGTCCTTCGACGATTCTGGCCATTCCGGATACGGACCTTCGGGTTCCGTCGTTTTCAGCACGGTCGGACCGCCGTTCGGCTTCAGTAGTTCGGTGAATACATGCCATTCCGTGACACCGACGGCAACGTCCCGGCGTTCGGGGTTGAAGAACTCCACTTTCGGCGCCCCGGTCAGCAGCGTCTCCTCGGCCGCAAAGCCACCCAGACCCCCGTGGTGAGCGAGAAGCATCGTGGCGGCGGCGAACAAACCGGCGGTTCTCCTCGCCGAGGACTCCGGGTCCGTCCCTTCACGGGAGACGACCACGCATCCAACCTGCACTTGCCAGTCCTGGATGTAGATCTGGGCGGAACGCTCGGGTTCCCCTACAGGGTTGGCGTTGACGATTACCGCAGGAACCCACTCCTGCTCCACGGTCTCCCAGTCGAGCCCACCTTTGTAGCTCTCGGGAGCGGGTGGGCGACCCAGGGCCTTGTGATGTAGGCCGTTCTGTTCCTCCACCGCGTACAGGTACGCCGGCATCCATTCCTTGAGCGTGGCGAGGACGGCCTGCTCGACGTTCCAGGGTGCCCTGAGCGGGTTCAGCAGTTCGACGGTCATGCGCAGACGGGGGGGCGTCTCGTGGGAGCGAGCATCGCCTCGGCGTGGTAGGGGAGTGCCACCATCGGCCGCATCGTTTCGTTATCCGCCGCCGCCAAACTGCCACGGCCCACGGCCTGGGTCGTCTCGAACCACCAGCGGATCGTCTCGATCGCGGCCATGTTCACGTTTTCCGGGACCTGTTCCTGTCCGACGTGATAGACCACGTGTACCGACTGCTGCGGGTGACTCGGGTCGCTCCAGAACGCGTAGGTTCCCCCTCCAGCGGTCCTGCGGACGATCGTTCCGAGTTCCCCGTGCCCCATCGTCGAGTAGACGGACCCCTGCGTCGGGGTGGGAACGAGGCTCAGGTTGTACTCGATAGGCCCGCGGTACTCGCTGACGGCCATCAAGACGAAGATCGGTGAGGCGCCATAGCCATAGGACGGGACGTGGCGTAAAGCGATCGTCGAGTGACCGCCTTCATACCATTCGTCATAGGTGGTCGGGAGAATCGGCCCGGTGAGGTTTTCGATCAGCGGCCGGACGCCCTTGATGAATCGCTCCAGGGTCGCGTCATGCGTATGGTCAGTCGACGGCAGGAACAGGTGGTCCTTGACTTCCGGCAGGCCGACAATCATCGCTTCGCTGGCCGTCAAACTCGGCTGCACCTGTACCCACAAGTCACCTTCGGTGGGAAAGGTCATCGGACTGCCGGCGATTTTCGCTTCCCAATTGGCGAGGTAGTTTCCCGGAACCGCTGTGTCTGATGCGCTCGGCGTGAAGGACACAGTGCCTGCCGCTTTTGTCACAACCGCCGCAGTGCCTTTGAGGTTGAGCGGTTCCGTGCCAGTGGGAGACCGCATCACGAACTTGACAGATTCGGGTTCGGCGAGTTTCCCGTTGGAGTAGCTCAGTGTGTCTTCAAAAATGGGCAGTGTTTGCCCCTGGTCGATGGTAAAGTCGGCCATCATCCACCTCCGGGGTTGGGGCTCACGCTTCGCCCCTGCGTCTCTGTTCCGGGCTCGTTACGCCCAGCTTCTCGTGTGGGCTTGTGACGCCTGGCTTCGTAACCGTTAGGGGTTCCCTTTCGGGCGTGTAGGTTTCTGATGCCGTGAACTTACGGAAGTAGACCTTCGCGACGCTTTCCGAGTTCTGCATGGCGTACACGAGACCCGCGCACGCCTTTTCTTCGGAGTCGGGAAGCACGCACCACTGTCCATAGACGTGAGGCAGATTTTCTTCGTCGATCGCCACTTTCGGGGACCACGTAGCCCCGAAGTCTGAGCTGTAGTGGAAGGCAGGCCAGCCGTTGGTTTCCCAGATGCGCTGCATGAGGAGTAGCCCGCCGTCTTTGCCCTGGAAGAGTGCCGGCCTGCCGACGTTGTTCCTGGAGGCCATCTCCACCACGTGGGGTTCACTCCACGTCGCTCCTTCGTCGGTGCTGGACGCCATGCGGCAGTCGTGATCCACATCGTTGCGGAGGGCAACCAGTAGCTTCTTGTGACCTTCGGGTTCCTTTACCCACGAGATGCACGGCTCTTCCGATGAGTGGATTCCGTCATATTCGGTGATTGGGACACCCGTGGCCCACGTCACTCCATAGTTTGAGCTTGTCGCCGTCGCCGCCCACAGGTACGTGGTGCTCTGACCTGCATTGCAGCCCTGCTGCCCCATGACGAGATGACCAGGTGCTGACAACTCGACCGCAGGACCGCCGACCGCGCCTCCCATGTTATTGCCTTCGGTGACTTTGTACGTGAAGTTCGTCGGGATCGTCGCGAACGAACCGAACGTGTTACCTTCGTCGGTCGAGCGGACGCAGCGTATGACCTGGTAGGTTTCGTTGTCGCTCTCGTCAAAGAGGACGACGACCGAGCCATCTGACAGCACGGTCGCATCGGCGTTGGCACAGCCCGTTTCGGCCCGCAGGGATTTCGCTATGACGTACGGGACACCCCACGTGGCTCCTTCGTTCGACGATCTCTTCGCGTAGATGACACCGTCTTTTGATTCGTGTTTGCTTTTCACGCAGTACACTGCCAGCACTTCACCAGAAGGGAGCACGTGCGCCGCACCGGGGAACGCGCAGTGTTCCGTGGGCGCGGCGTGTTCGGCGACGAGGACCCGGCTTCCGACGATGGGAACCGTGATCGGGGGATGGCCGGTTTTCCGTTCTTTGGACGCTTCGCCGGAGGCGCCGAAGTTTCGCCACGCGGGTTCACGGCCGATGACCCCAACGGCGACATAACCCTTCGTGTAGGTCGAGTCGGTGTCTTCGCGGACGACTTCCCACGCACCCGCTCCGTGTTTGTACCAGGAGATGACTTTGCCCGCGAGGACCTGAAAGCCCACCTGGTCGCCTTCACTGGCTTCGCTGATGTTCGATTCGCCGAGGAGGTGGAGGACCCCGTTGTCCATACGTTCCACGATGAAGCCGGTTTTGTTGAAGGCTACGTAGTGAAGCTGGAGACGGTAGCCGCTCGGACTTTCCGGGGCTGTCACTTTCGTGAGACACGCCCACAGTTCCAGCTCTTCCCCGGTCCCAGGATGGGGCATCTTATAGATTTCGCCCTTTACCGCAGGCTCGGTGAATTCCCCCGGGCTCCAGTAGTAGACCGCCGTATTTTCGGTCCCGTGGAGCGAGTGGAAGGCTTCCCCTTCAATCGCTCCCGTGAGAGCACTGTCAAAGAGTTTCCACGCGCCTTCGAGGGAGAGCGGATCTTCTGCGGGGCGGATGAAGCTGTCGAGGAGTTCAGTCGTGGGAAAGGACATGGACCTTCCTCAGACAAACGCCAGTTGGAACACGGGCGGGGGGCTCACCGCCTTGAACTTGAGTTCCGTCGTGCCCAAGTACAGTGGTAGGCACGCGAATCCCTGTGCGGGAACCGGGAAACCCGTGGCCGTGGCGCTGAGGTTCGAGCCGAGTTTGAGTTCGGGGGCGCTCGTCGCCTCAAACGTGAAGAACACCCCGAACGCTACTGCTTCACTGGGGACCTTGACCACGTAGTCGGTGTTGGCGACCAGTTCGATGTTCAGTATCTCACTGTTCGCGACTTTCCCCGCCATCGTCGACGGACCGAACGTCACCTGCCCCGACAGTAGGCCGTCGGCCATACCCGAGAGCGTTAGCGAGCCGGCCATCGCTACACCAGGAGGAAGTACGGTAGTTTTTCCAGCACCGCAAGTGTCGTTTTCAGCGGGTTTTCAGCTTTTTCACCTTGGGTTGCGGCCGGTTTGTTTGAGGCACCGAGGAACAGCGGCGGTTCGTGACCCGCGATCGTGAGGCCAGATACCGAGTTAGAGACGTCTTTTTTGACCACCTGCCCCAGCAGTTCGGGGAGTTCCGTTGAGACCAGCACGTAGTTGGCGTAGATGAACCCGTTGGGCGCATTGGCTTCGGTGATGGTCAGAGGCGTTTTCAGCGTCCAGAAGTACACCGAGTTGGCCGCAATTTCCGTTTTGAGGGCATCGGTGGATTCTGCAAGCAGCGCAGGTTCCGCACCTTTGCCTTCGTATAGTGCCGCCTGCTGGTGGGTGATGTTCGCCGTTTTGCTCGCTGAGATAGCGAACACGCCCACTTTGGTGATGACGTCACCGGTACGCACGGGCACTGGCGCCGAGACGCCGTATTCGGTCGCGACGGCAGTCAATTGCTTGATGGTCGGACCCCAGCCGAGATAGTCCGCGTTCGATCGACCGTAGCGGGAGGCGTTCCCCACCTGCTTGTAGCCGCCAAGCAGCTGCGCCGAAACCCCGCCGGGTGAGCTTTCCACGCCGGCACCCGGGGACACCTGCGAGGACGGGCCGTTGGAGAGGTTGGCGAGCACTGCCTCTACTTCGGGAACGGTGATGCCCATGATGTTTGCGATCTCGAACATTTCGTACTTCGCGCCGTAGGCGAGGTCGAAGATGCGTTCATTTTTCAGAATCGCCATATACTGCTCCTGTCTTGACGGTGTTAGAGTGAGCCCATGCGAGCGTTAGCAAGCCGCCCATCAGGCCCTCGCGGCGAAGCCGGCGAGCCGCTGCATCAGCAGGTCACGCCGTGCCTGGTCTTCCGCGGTCGGCGGTGCCTCCAGTTCCCGCTCGATCACGAGTGCTTCCGCACGGGTCTCCTCGCCGCTCGCGGCGTCTTCCACGACGAGATGCACGACCTGCGCGCCCGTCGCCGCTTCCGGGGACGTTGATGCCTTCGTCTTCAGGGTACTGACGGTTGCCAGCAGCACTTTGGACTTCGCAGACGCAGCCATCAGGCCACCCTCTTTCGTTGACGGTATCTAGCGCTTGCGGTCGCCGCACACCGCCGACACCGCCGATGGTGGCGCTTCCCCCGCGTTATGTGATCAAGTGGATGCCCAAGCTCGTCTCCAGATTTGCCATATCCTTCACGATTGCAAGGCCCGTCCCACAGCACGCAGTCACCCATTACGCCACCACCTCCTCCGGAGAACAGTCGGGGCATCTCATGAGAATCATCCCGTGCTCACAGCGCGGGAGCGGGCGACGGCCCCGGCGTGGTTTCACCGGGACCGCCGTCTCCAACGGCTCGGGCTCGGTCGTCTCACCGAGCATGGCAAGCTCCACCTTCATCGCCCGCACCATTCCCACGTCACCTCGTGCCCTGGCGTTTGCTAGGGCCTCGCGGAACATGGCGGACTTACCTTTCCGGGTGGGGGCGTAGATCTGGCTCACTGCAAGAACACCAGCGGCCCACTCACCTTCGACGTGACGGTGCCGAGGGTCGCTTCCGCCGTAGCACCCAGGCCCGTTCCTACGGTGCCCGCGAGGACTTCCGGTCCTCCCGTGAACCATTCGTACTGGCAGGCTTTCGGGACCGGTGAGGAGAGCGCCGTCGGGATGGTCACGGCGCTAACAAGGACGAGGACTACGTACACAAACCCTTTCGGTGCATTTTCCGACGTGATGAGCACCGATTTTTCCAGTTCGAACTTGTACGCTTCGCTTGCTGTGATTGCGCCGTAGTTCTTCGTTTTCGACTGAGCCAGCAGTTTCCCGCCGGCTTTCCCAGCGTAGAGCGCTGCGAAGCCTGCCGAGACGGTGTTGCCGGCGGTCGCTCCGATGAGGTAGGTGGCGCTTGTGAACACGTCGCCTTCCTGGACCGGGACTGGGACTACACACCCGACTTCGGTGGCGGCGAGTGCCCCGTCTTCGAGCTTGGTCAACTTCTGGGTCCACACGTTGCTCCGCGCTGGTACGTCCGACTGGGTGGCGTTCACCGGCCTCCCGAAGATGAGCCACATGGGATCGTAGGCGCCGTAGCGCCCACTGACTAGATCGGTCATGTCAGCCCTTTCAGTAGAGGAAGATGAACGGCACTTTGGCGATCGCCGTTTCGGTGGCGAGCGTTGCCGACGCCACTTTCGCCGCTTTCTGGGTAGCTTCGACCGACAGCGCTTCAGGGCAACCGGTGAACCACGGGGTTTTCGACCAGACGGTCGGGACTTCCACACCGACCTCCGAGGGAACAGTCGCAGTTTCCACCACGAGCCCCGCGTAGACATAACCGTGCGGGGCGTTCGCCGAGGTGATGAGGATGGCCGATTCCAATGTCCCGGTGAAGATTGTGGATTTCACCTGTGCGGCTTCCGAGAAGGTCGTCTGCCCGAGCAGGGTGCCTTCCGTTTTCGCCGCCGGGGCCGAGTAGACGGCGAAGAACGCCTGCCCCGCAGCACCTTCTTTGGCTCCGATCAGACAGGCGACTTTCGTGAACACGTCGCCTTCCTGGACCGGCACAGCGACCATCGGCCCTTTTTTCGTGTTGGTGGTCGTCATGTCCACCAGCGTCGAGAGCCCGAGAACCGTGGCGTTGGTGCGAACCGGCACGTCGGACTGCGTTGCGTTGGTCGGCATTCCGAGCAGCCGCCAGAGCGGCTCATAGGCGCCGTAGCGCCCCGATACGAGATCAGTCATTGATTACTCCTATGGTTGAGGCGACCCGAAGGCCGATGTCAGACCCTTGCGTGTGAGGGTCGCCCTAGCATGGCTTCGCGCCAGGCCCCAGGGGACGGAGGCGCACTCGGCGATGCGTCGTTGATTTCGCTTTCATTTCGCTTGCTTACGCAGGTTGCATTGCGGGTGCGCCGGTTGCACATTGACGTAAGCATGTGGGGGCGGGCTCTGGCTCAAGTCAACGAGCCCGCCCCCGTTTCGACTAGAAGGCGTAACCGCCGAGGGTCGGTTCCACCGGGGCTTCAGTGAAGGCCGCTGCCACTTTCCATGCTTTACCACCGCAGAACTGCACCGACGGCGAGTAACGCACGAGCAGCGACACGTAGGCGTACACCTGGAAGCGGATCTGGAGGGTTCCAGACACGACCTCCGGGAGCACTCGGGTCCGCAGGTCGGACTCGAACACCCACACGTCGTCGAACTTGGCAGTCAGCCCGTAGCTGTAAACTTCCGAGCCTGACGTTTTGAGAGTTTTGGCTTCTTTGTCGGTCGCGTACAGAATGCTGGCTGCCGCTTCCGTCGAGCTTGCCTGCGGCAGGATCGGCGGAATGTTCGCCGAGTGGTAGATGACCGGTCCGAGTGGCGTCTTCGCGAAGAACCCCTCGTAGGGTGTTTCTGGCTCCATCTCGGCCGCGAGGTTGTAGTTCGGGAAGTCGGTGGCGTTTATCATCGGCCGCCCGATTTCCCCGCTCGTTCCGTCCAGGGACGCCGCCAGGAAGCCCGAGAAGGCGGGATTGATGACGTGGTGGACGTTCTGGACGTTGAAGCGTTCCTTCGCTATGTGCGCCCAGTTCGCGGCCAGCCCGCCGAGGATAACCGCCGGGGCAGTAGCGCTCGTCGAGTTGCGGACACCCGCCGCCCAGTTCGCCTGCGGGAACAGGCCCTTGATCGTCCCTGCGTTCAGCTGCGTGTAGCTTGTCCCCTGCCCGAACGACACATTCTGATCGAACTTCAGGTTGTAGTCCGCCAAGAGGTCTTCCTGCACCACCCGGTCGAACACCTGGCCCGGCGACTGCTCGATCAGCTGGATCGCCACGTCCTCCTGGCCCGCCAGCGTCTTTACAGCAGCTTCGACGTAGGTCGATTCGACGTCCCTCGACGCGACCCCAGCGTTGTCCGCCAACTGCGGCGCGACTTCGGTCCCGACTTTGATCTTCGGAAGTTTGATCGTGTCGGTACCCGGGGGCACCGGCAGGTTGCGGCACAGCGGGGCAATAACCCTTCCGGCCCTGAGGGCGGGAATGAAATCATCCTCCACCAGCCACAACGGCGGCACGAATTCACCACCGTGACCAGTTTCCCTGGACGGGTTCGCCCGTTTCTCAAACGGGCTCGCTTCGAGCGTCCCACCGAGACCTGGGAAGCTCGACCGGAACTCGCGCTCCGCACTGTCGATACCCTCTTCGGCCGCACGGGCGCGTTCCATTTCACGCTGGGGCAGACGGTCTTCCATCTCCCGTCCGTGACGCCGCAGACGCTCCTCGGCGTCTTTCCAGTCCCCCATGATGCGACCCTTCCAGCCGGTGTCGGTGCAGATGAGGTCGCGGTAGTAGCTAACTTCGTGGGAGTTGTCTTCCCGGTAGGTCAGCGGCTCTTTGACGTCGGTGACATGAACCCGAGACTCCTTCTCAGCCACCGCACGGCGCTGTGCTTTCTCCTCCTGCTGCGCGATGCGCTCATTGAGGACCTTCAGCTTGCTCTCAAGATCCTCGGAGGCTGAACGGAACTCGTCCTCAGCGAGGTTGTAGGCATCGCGGTCCGCGTCCGTGGGGCGCTCGGCCACATCCTCGGCTTTGCTGCGATCCTCGAACTCTGACCGGCGTTTCTCGGCGTCGTCAATGAGCGTGTCCCATTCCGCCCCGAGGGTTTCCCTGCGCTGGATCAGGTCCTCCAGTAGTGTGGGCTTGGTGATCGTTTCTGTTATTGGCATACTGCGTTCCTTTCGGGAGTTTGTCTCTGTGCTTCTCCCGAGCGGAGAACCGGCCAACACCAGGGCGAGCAGTAAGCTCAACGCCAGTCAGGCGGGGTCCAACGCGGGTAAGTTCTGTGGCCATCAGAGCGGCAAGGGGCCGGTCGATGGGGAGTAATCAGGGGCTGAGCGGGTCAGAGCTGAAGAGGGCGTAGCAGTAGGTCTCCTGCGGTAGCGTCCGTGTGAACTGGTGTCCCGCAGCTGCTGTTCCCTGCTTCGTGTCACTGATGAGTACGACTGTGCTACGACGTCGCTCGGCCTCTCTGGCGACCTTTCGTTTCAGGTCGCGTTCGGTGCCGTCCTCTACGGCGATCCTCTCGACGCGATATGTGCCCTCGCGGAGGCTAGTCGGCAAGGCTTGTACCAGGACTCCCTCAATCGCCAAGAGCATTCCTGTCTCCGATCGCTGGTGATGAACTAAAGACCGCATAGCAGTACGTCTCCTCTACTAGCTCCGGTGGATAGGGCTTGTAGAACTCCTCAGGCACCGTTCGCCTTTTCGGGGCGCTCGTGAGCACCAGCACGGCTCGGCGCAATGCGGCGGTCGTCTCGATCTTGTGTTCCAGTGCTTCCTCGTCGGGGGCTGTTACCAGCTCGACGCGGAAGTTGCCTTCGCCGAGTCCCTCGGGAAGCGCAGCGACGTTCACTCCGTGGATCGCAAGCATGATCTCCCCCTCAGCCGATAACGACTATCGCTGCTTCTTCTGTGGCTTTGAGTTCCGTGCCGAAGATCACTTCGACTTCCGTAGCACTCAAGACTTTGTAGGTGTAGTTGCCCGCGCCAGCGGCCTGCAGGTAGGGTTCGGTGATCACTTTCGTCGTCACCTTGTACGCCTGCACGATGACGGCGGTAGTGTTGAGTAGGTGTTTGAATTTGTATTTCGTTTCACCGTTTTTGCCGGTGACGACCGTGATGCTCTTGCGGGCGACACCTGTGTTGGCTACGGCCACTTCGTATTCGCCCCCGGGCGTCGCAGGCTGAGCCGGGACCTTAGCTGCCGCCGCGGGGACGCTTTCGGCGCTCAGGGGAATGGGGTTACGGACAGCCATCAGACTTCCGCCACCGTGACATTGGATTCAGCCGTCGCGGCGAGACCGAAGACGGAGCCCGTCCAGACCATCGGTCCGACCATGCCGTTCCATGATCCTCCGGACGCGGCGAGGAAGAGGCCTTCTTCGGCCACTGCGGCCTTGCCGAGTTGGAGATAGATCGAGTTCGCGCTCTCGTTGACGATTTCCAGGCCGTTGCGGTTGAGGTTTGCCGCGACAACAGCGGTGGTTGTCGTTTTGACTTTGACCTTGGTCGAGGCGAGCGCTTCGTTGGTCTTATTTCCTATAATTGGCATCAGTGGAAGCCTTCCTGTGTCTTCATGCCCGTGCCTTCTACGACCGAGATGCCAGAGGGATAGCGTCCGAGAATCGCTGCGACGTAGCGATGCAGCTCGAACCGCGCCGACAGAGAGCCCGACAGCACGTCGAGCTTCACGGACGGTTTCGGTTCCGAGACCAGGAGTACGAAGTCGGACGGTCGGCAGGCGATCACGACATCCTGTTCCTTGCTCACCCCGAGGGTGGTGGTGATCGCGTCGTCGAAATAGACCCCCACACTTCCGAGCCCGGCGTTCGGGAAGTTCGAGTGCGGGTAGTCTTCAATCGATAGCGGTCTGTTGGCACTATCCTCGGAGAATGCGAGCCAGAAGAAGCGGGACGTCGTAGCTAGCCACGCTTCCGGCGGCAGACGACGTTTCACACCGACCTGCGCCGCTGCCTGGCCGAGGTACGGGATCATCCCCGGACCCGTCGGATTGGCGGACGTGTAGGTGATTTTGTTGTTCCCCGCGACGTTGATCAATCCGTAGAATCGTTCGTTTTCGCCCGACCCCGCTATCAGTTCGTACTCGACTTCCGCGTCGAGCGAATCGAAGAGATCCTTGAAGACCACCCAATCCAGATGCGCGCCGGCAGGGGACTGCTCAAGGGCCTGTAGTGCCCAGTCGGACATTCCCACGAACGTCGCAGCGGGGGATTTGACGGCTTCCGTTTCGACGTCCTGATCGTCAACCGGAGTACCGGCCACGTTCTGACTCGCGACGGTTCCCTGCGTCATCCTTGGCAGGTTCACCGACGATACGCCTGGGGGAAGATCGAACGTCGGCGCGAGTCTTTGAATGACCTCACCCGGACGCCTGGCCATAGCGAACAGCTCGTTCAGCCAGAGGGGAGGAGCGAACTCACCACCCGTCCCTGCCGTCAGGTTTGGGTTGACGCGGAACTCGACCCCCTCCAGGCTGCGCATCTCCCGCTTCGGGACGGCCTGCATCTGGCGCATGTGCTTCCTGAGCCGCTCCCCCGCCGCCGTATTGCGACTCTCACGAAGGGCGAGGTCACGGCAGTAGCTCCGGCGATTCCGGTACTCGTAGATCAGCGGCTCGCCGACGGCGCGATGACCGTTGGCTTCGGCGCGCTCGATGATGGCACGCTGCTCCTGGGTGGGCTCGGGTGTCGCAAGCTCTAGCGCATCGC